TTAAGAGTGTCTCTTCTTTGACCGCAACCGCAGTCTTCTTTTCCCATTGCCTTTGCCATATTATTAGCAAGTTTATCTATACCTGTGGCTTTAGTAACCTTAGCTATAGTATCTCCTAATCCTCTGGACTTGTTGTTTAGTCTATCTTGCATTTACATTCGTCATATGCACACTTGTCAACCTTAATAGATAGCTTGTCAAGTAATACGTTCCAATTACATCTTAAATGGTAATACAAAGATATTAATTTTTCTTTCATGTTTTTAATTAGTTTGGTCATAACGCTTTCTCATATTAAAAGCAGTTTTTGGTCTACTTGTAACATAAACCTTTGGCTTAACCTCTTCTTTAACTTCTGTATTTTTAGGTTTTTTAAACCCGGAAATTGTAGGGTCAGCTCCAATTTTTTGCTCGTATGAAATATTTGGTTTTTGCTCTGGGTCAGTTTTTAATAAATTCTTTCTTTTACCCTTAGCGGTTTTCTTTTTAGCCATAATAAAATATATTTAATTAGTATTTAACTTTTGTTTTTACAACCAAAGTTATTAGCATAGTTAGCCATTTTAACAACGCTTTCTGAATACTTATCAGTATTTTTCATTACAGATGAAGCTGCACTACAAGCATCTTTAAAACCGTTGCGTTTTGCCCACGATGTAAATTTACCTTGATTGCCTTTTTTTATTTCTGGAAAAGCTCCTTTTTTCTTAGTACGACCTGGCATCTTTTATGATCTTAAATGGTCGTGAGTTTTCCAAGAAGATGTGTGTCTGTATGACATTCCTTTGTCAGCTCCATAAGCGTGACCATACATCTTTTTTGACATTGCTTTAGACTCGTCTCTTCTGTCTTTCATAGACTGTGAGTGTTTTCCTTTGTGTCTTCCACCTAAAGACTCATCTAATCTTGCGTTATATCCTTGTTTCATTTTTTTTATTTTTTAATAATTAATAACCTGAACTCATTTTCTTCTCCATTCCATATCCTGGATTGTCCTTCTTTTTACCTCCCATAGTTTTTGCAAACTCAGCTGCTTGTGCTTTTCCTACTGCATTATAGGGAAATGTTTTTTTCATATTCTTACCACTATCTGGGCACTTGTAATTTACTGTCGGCATAGTTAAGCGTTTTTATTTTTTTTATTTCTTAATGCTGCAAAATCACTACCCGTTATTTTGTGTAATGGTGGAGTTTGACTTGCAATTCTTTTTTGTTTATCAGACAATACATCAACATCTTTATTTTTAAAGTTGATATTGTTGTAATCTTTTTTATTCATTTTAGCCATAGTGCAAATATAATAATTAATTTTTTAGCATCTCCAACGTCTTAAAGCCATAGCTTTTCTTGTTGGTCTTCCTTTTTTATCTTTTAATGGCCCCTTCATTCCTTTCATACGAGCACAAAAAGATTTTCTTCTTGCTGCTCTTTTACCTGTAGGATTCTTTTCTGTTACCGCTGTTTGTAATTTACTTCCAGGATTAGCTCTTCTATAAGCCTTTACTCCTTTTTCTGTCATTCCTGCGCCAGATTTAGTTGACCTATAGTTACCACCTTTACCTGTGGTTCTTCTAATTTGTCCTTTTTTTGTTCTACCTTTTGTTGCCATTATGATCTAACTTTTGCTGCTTTAGTATTACTAACTACTGTTTTGTTTGACTTTTTCTTTTTTCTTGCTGTAGCCGCTAATTCTCTTTTAGATAAAGAGCGTGCTTTAGCTAAAGGCAGACATCTGTCTGGCTTTTTTTTATTTTTTGATGTACCGCATGGTCCTTTTATTTTACCATCAGTTCCTATACGAACCCATTTTTGGTCTCTCCATTTTTTTAAAGCTCCAGCCATTACTTTTTCTTAGGCTTAGATTTTATGCTTTTAAGCATTTTGTCAATTTTAGCAGCCTGACCTTTATGCATAGCAGATGCTTTTTTTAATTCAGATGCTATTTGTTTTAACTTATTTTTATCTATCATTTTCCTTTTGATTTTTTTGCGTAGTTAGGGTCTTTACAATATTTACTTGCGGCCATATTAGCATAAGCACTTGGATAAGTATCAAATGTTCTTTTAGCCCAAGCAATACCTGCTGCACATATTTTACTTCCTTTACTTTTCGTTCTGCCTTTTTTTGCCATAATATTTTTATTTAAACAAAGATACTTAAATTTCAATATTTTTTTGTAGCCATCTAAACGCCTTGCTTACTAAACTGTTTTCTTTTTTCTCTTGTCTGGCTAAACAAACTTTACATAATGAATCAGAAACAGTGATTCTTACAGAGTCTACTACTTGAGTTACAACTATCTTATAATCAACAACTATACTGTCTGAGGTAATTAATTTTAAATTATTTAATTCGTAAATACTATCAGTATATTTCTTTTCTATTTTTTTAATATCTCTTTTCTTCCTCCATAAATCTTGCTCCAGCAAGATTTTTTGTTTTTTTTGGTTATTTACCTTTTCTATTGTTATATCTGCTAAACTATCTACGTTAATAACATTAAAATCTTCAGCTTCTGGTAAAGGTTCAGGCTGATTACAAGAAAATAAAATAAAAAACAATATATATTCAAACCTAATCATTTATTTGCTGTAACGTTTCTATAAATTTATCATTTAATTTTTTATAATCACTTCTTAAAGTAATAACCTCCTCCTGTAATGCTTTTATTTGATTTGTTAAAGTTGTTTTATTGTCAATATACAAATATCCTATAGCAATCAAACAAAAGAAAAGTAATCCTGTTACAGGATTAGCAGCAAAATCTTTAAAGTCTATAGGTGATTTCATTTATTCTGGTATTACTAAAATATAACCATGCTCTTCCATATTTGCCGCTACATATGCATCATCATATGTTATAAAGTCCCCACTATCTAACATATCTATCATAATCAAACCGTCTAATGTGAAGATATAATCTTCAACTTCTCTGCTTGGTAAGATATATTCGTTTAAATAATCAAAATATTCTTGAGACCCTTTTATTATTTCCATTTTTGTATTTTTACAAAGATAATAATTAAATTAAATGAAATATTCTCACGATTACCTTAAATACTGGAGGGTAATACGCTATTGGGTAAAGGCAAAGTATGGTATTGGTACGCCAGATATAGACATGATCTTGTTTTTATATAGCGAAGACTACTTTAATAAAACTAAATTTAAAGAATTTGAAGAGCTTATGTCTTGGAATGAAAAAAGATTTGATAATTTACTTAGAGATGGCTTTATTCAAGTATGGAGAAAAGGATATGGGAAACATACTACCTTATATGAACTATCACACAAAGGAAAAACTATAGCCAGAAACATATATCGTAAATTAAATGGAGAAGAAATCTCTGAAACAGCTCACTTGAACCCTTTATTTCGTAAAGATGCGTCTTATACCGACAAACTTTACAGAAATTCTATAAAGGAAATGAATAAATTTATAAAACAACAACGATATCTCTCTCAGCAATAACAGTATAAGTAGTATTATTGAGCATAAGGCTAAAGCCAGCAGACTTATCAAAATATACTGGTTGTATTACTTTTGCTTTTTTATATCTAAACTCATCTACATCTGAAGCTGTTAATAATAGACCTGAATCCGTTTTAACCTCTTCTTCTATAGGTTGTATTATTACATTTTTACCTATTGCTATCATTATCCTCTTTTATTTGTTACAATCGCATTTGTACTTAGTATCGTAGTAGAAACACTAACTGCATTTATTAATGCGTTCTTAGTTACTTTAAGCGGGTCTATAACACCCATCTTAAACATATCTCCAAACTTTTCATTTTTTAAATCGTAACCAATATTATGAGGCATATCAAATATATGATTAATTATTGAATCATATTCTTTACCTCCATTTTCCAATATTTGTTTTAGTGGGGCTAACAAAGCAGACCTTAAAATTAATAAAGCTACCTCCATGTTGTCATCTTTACTTTTATATTTATTAAGCATTATTCCTGCTCTTAATAAAGATATTCCTCCACCAGCTACAATTCCTTCTTCAAGTGCTGACCTGACAGCACAGACCGAGTCATCAACTCGGTCAAATTTTTCTTTTTGTTCTACATCGCTATATCCTCCAACATATATACAGCCTATTGAACCCGCCAAACTCGCTATTCTTTCATTAATAAACTTCTTGTCTACATTTTTTTCTACAGACTCTCTGGCTGTATTCTCTTTTAAAATTATTGTATTGTCTCTTGATGCAATAATTTTATCAGCATGACCTAAATGCTCAGGTCTAATCAAACTTAAATCATCACCAGTCTTTTCGCTAAAGTATTTAGCTCCTACAGCCAAAGCAATATCTTGCATCAGCTCTTGAGTCTTATAACCAAATGATGGTGGTGCTATATTACAAAACTTTAATCCATTACGAACTACGTTAGCAGCAAGTGTGTTTATAACATTTACAGAACATGGTGCAATAATTAAAAGTTTTTCTCCGTTATTAATTATTGGTTTTAATACATTCTCTATTTGTAATATATTATTTATCTCTCCATCACAAACTAATATCTTTACATCTTCAAGTATACACTCATCTTTCTTGTGGTCATTAATAAATAAATGAGTTGAATAACCTCTATCAACTTTTATTCCGTTAGTTACCTCAGCATATGTTTCTGATGATTTAGACCTTTCAACTGTTACTATTCCATTTATACCAACCTTGTCATATGCATCAGCTATGATTCCACCGATCTCGCTGTCATTGTTTGCTGATATACAAGCTACGTCTAATAATCTACTCTTAGTTACTTTTCTTGAATTTTTTTCTAATGATGAAATTATATCTTTACATATTTTATTTATGTTTCTTATAATCTCAGTAGTATTATTCTCTGGCTTGTCTTCCAGCATAATAGCACGTGCTACAGTAACTCCGTCTTTTGTTATGGTCATACCTGATGTATGATTAGATGATTCTAACAATACAGTTTTACCTAAAGGACCTAATGTGCTTTTTACTGTTTTAGATATTGAAGTAATTCCTGATATTAACTTAGACCTACCCTCATCATCAAAGCTTAATGACTTTGCAGTATAAGACGTAGTAGGGCTAATGAATTGTGGGTTTGACATAGTATTTAATTTAATTAGATTAATGCAAATATATAAAAATAAATAACAATTTGTATATGTCGCCTTTCCAATTTTAGGGGCTCAAAAACAAATCAGAGGAAAAAATTATTTTTTTTATTTATATTTTTTTTATTACTTTTTATTTTAAATACGACATAAAAAAAGAAATAATAATATAATATATTAATAATCAATAAGTTAAGTCAAGTTACCTAAAGTTTTGGAACCGTCATAAAAGCGACATAAAAGCGACATAAACCGTCATGAACACGACATATATAAAAGAAAAGAGGACTTTTCAGTCCTCTCTCCACTACTAATCAAACTAACAACGGGAAGTTTTAAAATTCGTAAATGTCTTTATCACCATCCATACGCATCTTAGCTCTTTCAATTCCATCAGCGATACAATCAATCTTATATTGCTTCTTCATTTGTTTTCTATATAGAGCTGCTGTTTCAATTCCAGACTTACCCATAAAGTCAGGACGACCATTAATTAGTCTTCCGTCTTTTACATACAGTCCGTCTACGTTATCAGAGATAGTGCTTGCAGGTGAGATTCTTTTATCGTATGCCATGATCTTTTTTTTGTAAAGATAATAAAAATATATTAGATAATTAGGGGTTGAGGGTACTACCCCGTTATACGCACTGCGACTGCGTTAGAAAAACGACATTTTTTGTTGGGGGGGGTTGCTGATTTTGTTTTTTTCTGCCGGTTGTTTTGGCTTTTGCTTTTTGGTCTGTTCGTTTGGCTTTTGGTGTGGCTGGTGTTCGTTGCTGGTGGTGTTGTTGTTGTCCCTTTGTCCCTTCCTCCTGTCCCTTTCCCGACCTTCTCCCAGTTCTCGCAGTTGGTCGCATACCTTCCCTTTGCGAGTAGCCACAGACCGAACACGAACGAACGCAAACAAAACCAACCGAAGAAGTCCGGCATAAAATACTGATATTCAGAGAGTTATTAACAATGATATATAAACTTATCAACAAATAAAGTTTTTTATTAATTATACTTGTTTTATTCATTTTTTTTATTATCTTTGTACATTATTAATGCAATAGTGCACAAAATTAAAAACAAACAAATGGCGATAATACACGACCCAAACAACCCCAGAACAGTCCAATTGACTGGAAAGGATTTAGAAAGTTATTTAAACAACAGAAAGCCGATAATTCAGGCAGAAGAACAAGAAGAAGAACAAGAAGACAACACAGAGGAACAAGTTGAAAAAATTGTTGATTTTCTTGATTCCTCGGAAGGATTTGAAGACGTCACGCAATATCTATCAGAGTTTGACTATGAAGAAATAAAGTGTTTTGATGACCTTTATTATAAATTAGATGGCTCCGGATTTTTTGATGAAAACCGAGATATAATCTATTATCATAAAGCGATTAAATACTTGCAAGAGAATGACCCTTCACTCTGTGAAGCGTTTGAAATTGCTGATGAAATGGGCTATGAGGTTAAGAATCTTAACTCTGAATTGTTAGCATCATTACTATATCAACGTAATTTTAGAAACGATTTTTGCGATTTAGAGGAGGATTTTAACGACTTCATAAAGAGTATATAGTTGTACTGAAGAGCCATTAATTGGCGAAATACTGGACTTGTTCCAGTATCTACAACAACGGAAATAATTCCACAAAATTAATCTTCTAACAAATGAAAAATTTAAATTATATCAATGACAATGTTAATTCTATTCTGTACAGAACACAGAGAGAAGAAACGATATTAAAATTATACTTGACAATGCCTTATCAAGCAATGATGAACATCTTTAAAGATGAAAATATTAATCCAATGGAACAATGCGAAATAGTATTTGCAACTGCTCCGGAATGGGTGGAGCTTGTGCTAAAAAATGACTATTCAGTTTTTGATGTAGTACACGACTTTACAAACATAGCCAAAGAAGAACCATTTTTCGTTCCTCGTATCGGCTAACAAATTTTTGTTTGTTCTGCGATTGGCTCAGTATGAAAATACTGGGCTTTTCGTAGTAGAGGGCTAATCCTCGCAAAATTAATCACAAACAAGTGAACACAAAACCACATAAAAACTTAGACCCAAAAAACCATCTTAATTGGTTAAAAAGAACAGATATTCCTGAACTATATGAACACCATATGGAAAGAAGTATGACAGATAATAGATACATAAATAACTTCAGGAATCAGGATGATATAATGGAGTATCTAAAAGAAGATAAAAAAGAATCTATCCAGTTTGAAAAAAAGTATTGGGTACAGAATGACTGGTGTTTGTATCGTTTACAAATGATTTATGAAAACAATATTGAAGAGGTAAATCTATGTAATAAAGTGTTTAAAGAAAAATCATATTATATTGAACAAGCTGATATTTACACAGAAGAACATATGGATAATGCTTGGGAAAAAGTAGAAACTGGATATATAAAAAGAAAAAAAGAAAGATTAGAAATAAAAAGAAAACAGATTCAGGATTGTAGAGAAACCGGTATATTATATCAATGGCTGAGCCCTGAAGAAGTTTGGACTGAAGAAGAATTAATAGAAATAAATAACAAAAAAGAAAAAACAGAGAGTCAGCCGGAATTACAACTCTCGTTATTTTAACGCAATATTGCAACATAATTAAACAAACAACACTATGCTAATACAACACGAGGCAATTATAAAACAACATAAATTTAATAAAATTAAGTTTATATATGCAGTACATCATTATCAGGGATTACTTGATTACAATTCTTCTTATTACTTTAAAACAGAAGAAGAAGCACGAGAAGTATTTAACGATACCTTAGCCAAACTTGAGCAAGAAATTCACGACAATATTTTAGAAGTATATAGCCAAACAGAAAACGAAATATATTTTGAAGGTTTAGAATGTTCTGAAAAATTAAAGATTGAAGCTATAATAATTCCCTGAGACAAAAAAACACACTTTTAGATCTAAAATGCCCAGTTCAAGTAACTGGGTTTTTTTGTGCAATTACTTTGCACACTTATAAATTAATATTGCAAAGCAAAAAGAGATGGTCACAAAACTTGACTACATACCTTTTAAATTTGCTCAAAAATTAATTATTAACTTAAATTTATTTATTATGAAAAATATAGCGATTGAAAATAAAATTCAAGAATTAAGAGACAAAGTAAAGAAACAAGAAGACAGATTAGAGACACAAAGACATTATTTGGTTTCTAATCACAGAGGGGTGTATTATTGTTTTAAATTAATAAGAAATAGTCATTGGGTTTCTTATATAGGTGTGCCGGAATATGTAGAGGTAAGAACTGGAGAAAGGGATAAAGATGGATTGTTTGTTTATAATCAAATATATTTAGTTGATTATTGTCATCCTGAAGAAGATTATAGGGGAATTGAGTTAGGACATTGCCCACAATATTGGATTCCTTCTGAGGTTACATTGATAGGGTGTGGAATGAATGTAGAGATAAATGAAAAAGTGCCAGTACATTGGATAGGATTTGATTATGCTCATTTATACGATATGAATTTAGAAGAGGCACAAAAAATTATTCAAGATTGGGATATAAATTTTGAAGATGATATAAAAAATAGATTGTCTGAATCACAGCTTCGCCATTTGACTGAAGAAAAATACAAATTTTACACATTTGAAGATGTTAAAAATGATTGTATAAAGTGTATAGATAGTCTTTTAGATACTGCAATAGAACAAGAGACATCTTCTTATAATGCAATGTTGCGTAATGAATTTAATCTTTTATAGTTTGTTTATATTAAATTTATTTATTATTTTTACCAAAGTTATTAATTAAATATATATTATTATGATTACATATTTTGAACGATATAAGCAAAATTTAAGAAGAATAGATAACGATATTTATTCTTATTCAACACGAGTAGCTGAAATAACACCGGCAGGGTTAAAACAACTGGGGTACTGGAGTATGACCACACAGAAACATATAAATTATGTTGCAAGAGAATTAAATTTAAAATTAATTAAATAAATAAATATGAATACAACAACATACATTTGGGAAACATATTATGATGTTTCTGAATACATACAAAACGAAATAGATTATTTTGAAAGAGACAAACAAGAGTTTCTTGTTAGTATATTATGGGATGAAGACAGAAAACCTTCTGATGTTACTGATAAAGAAATTGAAGATCACTTTCATAATGATTATTATATAGGCGAACAACATTGGGAGTATTTTAGAGAAGATTTAGAAGAGGAATTTAAAAAGCATATAGGTAAAACAATATATGTAGAGGGAAAAAATATGGGGTGGAGAAACCAAACTGGACATAAAGAGTTTGAATTAAAAAAAGGAGAAGATATATTTAGAGAGATTGCTCCTGAATGTGACCTAACATATTATATAACAAAAGAGAAGGAGGGAGAGTATGAAGTGAGAATTTGTCACCACGATAGCCCAATGGGAGAGTTTTATAAAATTAAAATTAAATAAATGGCTTATCAATATAAATATAGTTTTAAATTTTTAAGATTTTACAAAGAATTTTATGAGGAAGGTGGCTACGTTTGGTCACTTAGAGAAGTTGAGCAAAAATTAATAGAAGACAATATAATAGAATATAAATTATGAAATATAAAGAAAAAATTTACTGGACTGCTAAAGGAATAGTAGATTATTTAAACGAGGAAATAGTATTAACAAGAATTGTTGATGAGTTTGGAGAAGTTCCGGAAATGAACGATACAGAAGGATGGGAGAGATACAATACTATATTTGAAGATGTGATGAAAAGTATTAAAAATCAAATTAATTAATTATGAAAAAAGAATATAAAATAGATGGTAAATCAGTAGAACAATACTGGACAGATAAGATAGATAATATGTGGTACAAAAGACCAGTCGCCATATGTTTAGACAATAAATATTGGTTAATTCCTATGATGGATGATGAGGGAAATGATGGAGGAGCAATATCTACCACGTTTGATGATCTTGGAACAATACCAGTAATATAAATAACTTAAATATTAACTTAAATTAAAAAATTATGCCAAATTGGGTTTATAGTGGAATTAGTGTTTCTTCGCCACTTACAAAAAAACAAGAAGAAATAATAGAGAAAATAAGAAAAGTGGGTAGTATATGTCAATATTACAAACCACGACCGGAAGAATATGATTTCATTTCAGGATTTGCTAACATAGATGGAAAAGAATGTAAATACTGGAGAAGGGTAGAAAAAGATGGAGTTACGACTGAAATTCCTATTGAACAAAGCTATATTGATAAATTAGTAGAAAAGTATGGATTTTCTGATTGGTACACTTGGAGTTTACACAACTGGAACACAAAATGGGGAGATTGTAGTTTAGAAATAGACCAATGCTCTTTTTCTTGTGATTTAAGATTTGAATCTGCTTGGTCTCCTATCTGTGATAGTATTTTAGATATGTTTGCAAAAGACTTTCCTGATTTTAGTTATTGGTATGAAGAGGAATGTGAATGGGGAGGAGAAAGGGATTATGAAGGTGGAGTATGCATACAAGAAAGCAACTATAATGAGCCTGAATGGAGAGAAGAGGAAGAAATAAAGATAGAGGGATTATCTGTCAATGCTTCATATTTAGAAGAAGAACATCCTTCCTATGAATATGGAGTAGGATATTATGAGGATTATTGTAGAGACCAATTTTTAGGTAAAACTATTGAAGAGGCAGTAAATACTTTAGAAATTTGGCTCAAAAAATAAATTGTTATTTTTGTAATAAAACCAATGAAAAAGTTTATTGTAACTTATAATGGAAATCTATTTGGGTCTGAACAACCTAAATATGAAATATTCTTAGTTTCTGAAAAAGAAACACTTATGTCTTATTTGTATGACAATTACATAAAAGACAAAGGTTACTGGGATTTGTCTCCGGAAAATTTTAGATCACATTATCACAACATAGGAAAAAGATTAGAGACTATGATTAATGACTATGCCTTTACAAAAAGGGAGAATGATATAGAATTATTTGATGGAGAATATGCCAGTAAAATAGAAATATAGATATTGAAAGAAGTTATGCAATTATGACTGAAGTAGATATTTGTCAATCTTATATTGTTACAAAAAAAGTTTACGACAAAATAATAAACCAAATAGACAACCTTCGTATATTATATAACGAATTAGATGGAGACAATGTAGATTATTCAAATGAATTTGAGTGGCTATCTAATTATGAATCTGTCTATTTTTCTAATGAACACATGGATTACAACGATTTTGATTTTGACTCTGGAGATATTAAAGATGTTAATATTATAGGAGGAAGTAGTAACACAGAGAGTTCGTTAGAAATAACATTAATAGACCATTTTGTTATAAAGCAATTATAAATTTGGTTATTAATTATTTATTTAGTATTATTGTCACTTAAATATACTACTTATGAATAAACTAACTAAAAACGAGGAAAGAGAGTTCAATCATCTAAAGAAAATATTGTTTAATAAGAAATCTTTTTTAGATGTAGATTTTATTTCTAATCAATTATTGCTTAACCGATATAACGAATTAGCAAATAAAAAAACACAATCAATACTAACGAAAGTTTAATAATTGTTGTTGTGTAAATGGGGGAAGTAGCGAGTGTACACAGAATGATAACTAAATTTTGCTGTTATCCTTCCCCCTTATTTTTTAACTAAAAAATATATTATGAAAAAAATTACCCCAAGAGAAACTAAATCATATAACGACTGGATGGAATACATACACGAATGTATTAGTAAAAAGAAAAAACCTGACTGCGAACAAAGAAAGTTAAATCAATATCATAGACTTCGTGATCTAAAATATCAGGACTTAGTTAAAAGAGGAGTGATAGAAGATACTGATGAAAACTATGAAAAGTTTGATGTAACTGAATATGAATACCACACATCTTCAATAATATGGGAGTAGAATTAGTAACTAAATGTTGTGGAGCATCTTTTGAAGAGGTAGAAGAAGTGGAATCGTGGGATGAAATTTATATCTGTGATGAATGTTTAGATTTTTGTGAAGTACAAAACGACTATGATTACAGAGGGCTTAGGCTTTACGATATAGCAGAAGCAAGAGAAGATGATAAAAGATGTGGGCTATGAAAGAGATACACGAATTGATCTTAAAAGAAAAGATGAAGAAAAAACCGAATCGTAGGTATATCCAATGGCTTCAAAAACTTAATCAAGATATTTTAAAAAAAATTATCGTAGATAATTATAAAGGATAAGGGAGGCAATAATGCCAAATTAATTTACTGGGCATAAAAGATGTCCTTAATATTAAATGTTTTTACCCCTTATAATACGAGGAGGTGTCTATAAAGGCGATATTGCCAGAACAGTTAATACTATTAGGCACTTCCTCTTAATTAAATTAAATTAAATGATAAACCCAACAACTTATAAATTAAAAAAACTTATTCCAGGATATAAAATAAAACATTCATTATCCAAACAAACTCTTGTTGCATTACCTTATTCAAATAAAGAAATATTTTTACAAAACTCTACTGATTCTATACTTTTGTCGTATGAAGATAAAAATATGTATATAGACAAAAACACACCCCTTCTTGCTGAAAAAACATTTCCTGATAAGTTTGGAAGAGATAAAACATACACTTTATATTATTATGAGTGGAAACCTACACAAAACCAAATTAAATTAAATTTATGAAAGAACTACCCAAGACACTTGTGTTTCAAGAGAAACAAAAAAACAAGATCAATAAATATCATGTAGAAAATAAAACAAACTTGATAGAGTTTGATAATTATTTTAAATATTCAGGCATGATTGAATACAAAAAAAGATTTATTTTAGCAGAAGACAAATACGAATATAAACCATTTGAAAGAGAAATTATTCGTAATGATATGAGTAAATATAAATTTTAAATTAAATTAAATGAAACAAATAAGAAACACTCCAGACTATTATATAGGAAAAAATAATTACCAACATATTTGATGCGTTGTGGTAAGAAAAAAGAAGAAGGAATGTCTGATATAGCAAAGCATATAGAGGATATAGAGAAAGCTATTCACCATTTACAAATGGAGATAAAGCAATTACAAATTGATAATCTGATTACCGAAGGAATGAGTTATGAAAAGGCAATAGCTACTTTAGAAAGGATAAATGAGATTCAAAACAAATTTAATAAAAAATAAAAAAAACTTGTATAATATATATATAAGTAGTATAATTGTAAAAAAATAATAAGTTCCACCTTACATTAGGCGAAATGTACACAAAAACTCGGAAGAGAGAAATCGTTGAGGCAAGACAAATGTTATATTTTCTTGCACAAGAAAGACCCATAAGACTTTCATACATTAAAAGATTTATGGAAGAAAATGGTTTACCAGTAGAACATTCTACATTAGTTCATGGTTACAAAAAGGCAAAAGCATTTGTAGAAAGCGACCCTGACTACAAACATATACTTGAAGAGATTAAGAATAAAGTAAAGTAATGTATTCTTTAGATCAGTTATATAATCAAGCATTACAAAAAGACCCTATAATTTTAAAAAAAGAATTAGGTACATCATTAGTTAGCTATGGATTTAAACTGCAAAAGTTTGAAAGCAAAACAGAAATATTAAACTGTGCCAGAAATGGAGATTACTTTCAAGAGTTAAACGATAATGAATATAAATTATTTCAACAATATGGTTGGGAAAAAGGTTGTATTGTAATGAACATTAATAATTGTTTACATAAATTACAACTGATAGAAGATAAAATGAGGTTAGAAGTAAACACCAGGAAGAATGATAAGTTTATTAAAAACTTAAAAACAAAACGAGAATACATATTACAAAGGTATTCTTACTATACTAAAAAACTAATTAAATATAATAAAGAAAATGGATAAATTAAAAACCATCAACATAAAGGGAAAGGACTACGTTGAAGTTCATACAGTTTTAGACAAAACATCTGAATCAATTATGATAAAGGCTGAAATAAAAGATTCAACTGGTAGGTTGATTGCCTCCGGTATAGCTGAAGAGTATAAAGGATCATCATACATAAACAAAACATCTTATGTAGAAAACTGCGAAACATCTGCTTGGGGTAGGGCGTTAGGTAACTTTGGTATTGGATTAGATACATCAGTAGCTTCAGCTAATGAAGTAATGAACGCAATAAGTAATCAAAAGAAACAAACTCCAGGAGTTAAAACAAAAGCAACATTAGATATAGGAGATGAAAACTGGAAGAAAGTTATTAGCTATGTTGTTTCTAACAAAGAGTTAGGCTTACCTACTATTGTTAAAAATTTAGAAAGCAAGTATAATATAAAAGCATCTGTTAAAAAAGAAATATCTAAGCATATAAAATGATAGGTATTTTAGAAAAATTAAAAGACGATTCTTTTTACTATGGAGAGTATGGTCAGCAGTGGCTATCTAATTCGGATATATACACACTATTAAACGACCCTTTACAATTTAGAGTTCCTAAAGAACAAACAAAGGCTATGCTGGAAGGCAGATACTTTCATACAGCTATATTAGAACCTGAAAAGATACAAAATTTTATAATAGCAGATGTAAACAGTAGAAATACTAAAAAATATAAAGAATTAGTAGAGGAGCATGGTCAGATGTTATTGCTACAAAAAGAGAAAGATGATATTGATAAAGCTATATTAACTATAAAAAGCAATATGGATATGGCAGAGGAAATTTATCATCCTTCAAATGAATTTGAAGTTCCGGCAGTAAAAAATATTATGGGATTAGACTGGAAGGGAAAGGCAGATATTATTTGTGAAGATAAAATAATAGATTTAAAAACCACATCAGATATAACTAAGTTTAGATCATCAGCATATAGATATAACTATGATAGTCAAGCATATATCTATCAAAAACTATTTAATAAACCAGTTCATTTTTACGTTGTAGATAAAAATACTTTACAATTAGGGTTATACGTTCCTTCTGAAGATTTTTTAAAAAATGGAAAAGAGAAAGTAGAAAACGCAATATTTATTTACAATACTTTTTTTAGTGAAAATTCTACTGAAGATATTAATCAACACATAATATATGAAACACTATAGAAATATTACTTGGCATAGAAAAATCTTTTTTACTTTAAAGGTTGTTTTAAAGGTAATAAAACATTATCTTTCTAAGCTATCTTGGAAAAGAGATATATTTATAGTAGAAGTTCCAACTACTATG